AATATTGGCGGTGCGTATTTACAGTTTCCTAATGGTGCGTTTTATCAAGATGGTGTAACCACACTAACTAACAGTATTACTAACGTTTCAACTACACCTATCGTTGTTGGAGATACCTCCCAATTTGTTTTAACTTCTGGTGCAATTATTATCGGCACTGAGATTATTACTTATACCGGCAAAACAGCTACATCGTTTACAGGGATTACTCGTGGGGCATATGGGTCTACAAAAGCAGCACACACTGCTGGTGCCGTAATTACTGAAGCTCAAAGTCTATCTTCTCCAACAACTGCGTCTGCTGTAGCGTTATTACAAACAACAACATCTAACCAAGTTGCACTTGACCCAACAGATACAACAAAAGTCGTTTTTGCAGTTTCTGGCACATATAACATTCAGTTCAGCGTTCAGATGGTTTCTTTTGACGGTACGATTGATAACGTAACATTATGGTTTAGAAAGAACGGGGTAGATATTCCCTACAGTGCAGGTGTTGCTACAATTCCAGCTATTCACGGTGGTGTTGCAGGTACGGCAATTATCTCTTGGAACCTTGTAGAATCAGTTAATGCTGGTGATTACATTCAACTTTTATTTGCTTCAACAACAGGTAATACTGTTTGTGCGACATATGCTCCTGGAACAGCGCCTGTAACTCCTGTTTCTCCATCAGTTATATTAACCGCAACATTTGTATCAGCCCTATATTAGTGATATTATTCAGGAAAATAAACAAGGACTTATTATGACAACCCGACAAATCGCTCATGGCATTGCACAATTAGGTCGTCACGGTGACTCAACTTTGGTGCATATGCAGCCACATGAGGTAGCTGGTCTTCAAGCATTAGCTAAAGCAAACGGCACTTCGATGACGATAAATCCGCATACTGGCTTGCCAGAAGCATTTAGCTTGGGTGGGTTTTTTAGTTCATTGCTTCCAACTCTTGCAGGTTTTGGTGCTTCTGCGGCTTTCCCTGAATATGCATTGATGGCTGGTATTTCAGCAGGTGCAGCGACTGGCGCTTTGACTAACAAACGTAATCCTTTAATGGGAGCGGTTATGGGTGGTCTTGGTGGTTATGGCGGGTACGGTATCAATAATGCCTTACAGGCAGCTGGTACAGCTGGTACAGGAGCTGTCGCTGCTGATGCATCACAAGGCATGACTAATACTTTAGCTAAGAGTGGGATTGATATTTCAAACCCTTTAGTTAGAGATTCTGTATCTCAAGAATTAATGCGTAGTGGTGTAGGCGCAGATGAAATTGCCAATATTATGAAATATGGCCCAATGACTGGTGGCCAAGCCGCAACTGCCGCAGAAACAGCAGCTAATGCTAGTCAATTAGGTGCAATGACAGCTCCTACATCTAAGACCTTTGGTGAAACATTAGGTAATGCATGGGAAGGTGCTAAGAATTTAGCAAGTGGGGATCAAGCATCTTGGGATGCTACACGACAAGCTATTGCAGGGGCAGGTGCCAAACCAGCAGGTAATTTAAGTGTGGCTTCAACATTTGGTATGCCTTTGGTCGGTGCAACTTTAGGCGGTCTAGAACCTTCTGATATTTATGGTCAAACAGTTACACCGGGTTCTAATCCAAGAGATAAATATGACCCATATGCTACATTAAATCTATCAGGCGATACAGGTCTTAAATTATTAGCAGCTGGTGGTCCAGTATCATTTGCTGATGGTGGCGATGCTCTAAAGATGCAAGATGAACAACCTGCAAAATCTAGCGAGTTCGATGCACAAATCAACATTATGCCTGTAACCACAGCACAACAACTAGATAATGCACAACGTCAACAAGAAGCTGAATTAGCCTTGACTGGTCAACGTATGCCTTATATGGGTGAAGCTGGTGGTATGAATCGCGAGTTAACTTTAGGTCAAGCTGCACAAGCATTACCAGCTGGTGGGATTGGTTCATTAGCCCCTGCTGCTGCAACGGCTCAAACTGCTAACACTGCAATGACCGCTCAAACTGCAGTGCCTAGATATAATGTATTAGAAGCGGCTAACCTACGTAAGCAATATGCCCAAGGCGGTACTATTTCTCAAGGTGGTATGCAAGATTTATATAGTACTACTGATGATACTACATCAAACGTAGCGCTAAGTCGTGATGGCTATGGCTTGGGTCGTTTAAATTCTATGGCTTCTGGTGGTGTTCCAGGTTATGCTGATGGCGGTGAAACTAGTTTAAACTTAGATGAAATTCCAGCTTTAAATCTCGGCACAGGTACATCAAGCGCTTTTGGTGGAGACACAGGTATTAGATATTCTGCGCCCAGCGGACCTTTTGGGCCTTTAATGACTCAACTATTAGGTAAAATGAATCCATCACAAAGAGCAGAAGTTATGTCTTCAGGAATGAATACTTGGATGGGTATGCGTGAAATCCCTAAACAAGTTTACTATACAGCTGATGGTGTTAAACATGAATCATACGCCAAAGGCGGTTATTTAGATGGTCCTGGTGATGGCATGAGTGATTCAATTCCTGCTACAATTGAAGGTAAACAACCAGCACGTTTGGCTGATGGCGAATTTGTAATCCCTGCAGATGTAGTTTCTCATTTAGGTAATGGTTCTACTAAGGCTGGTTCACAACGTTTATATGGTATGCTGGATAAAGTACGTAAAGCACGTACAGGCACTAAGAAGCAAGGTAAACAAATTAACGCTGACAAATATCTACCTGCATAATGAAACAAGTACAAATCGTAGCGCCAGACCAAGTTCATCAAGTCTGGCCTACAGTAAAACACTTTTTTGAAGCATCATTTGAACAAAGTTCAGGAGATTGCACACCTGACCAATTAAAAACAATATTGGCGTCTAATAAGCAAACGCTGTTTGTTGTGGTTGAAGATGAGAAAATCATCGGTGCTTTTTCAGTAGATATTCAAAATGCTCCTAATCACCGCGTAGCGCATACTACTGCTATGGGTGGTCGAGGATTATTCGATGAAGGTACGGTTTCCCAATATGAAACTTGGGCTAAACTGCAAGGCGCAACTAAAATTAGAGCATGGGCTAAAGAACCACAAGCTAGGCTCTACCGTCAAAAGATGAATCTAAATACTACTATGTTTGTAGTGGAGAAATTAATATGAAATTGTTTAGCTTATTGCATGCGTTTTTTAACCCTGCTGCAATTACACGCACTTATTTAACTTTGTGGGGTGGTGGTGACGGTGACGGTGGTGGTGGCACTACTCAATCTACATCTTACTCTACAAACTTACCTGAATACGCACAGCCATATTACCAAGAGCTTTTAAAGCAAACAGGTAAAGAAGTATTTGTAACCGATTCAAAAGGTAACGTAACCGGCATGAAGCCAGGTTCTGCTTTGCCTACACAGACAATAGCAGGATTTACTCCATTACAACTTCGAACACAAGCTGAAACCGCAGGGCTTACACGTCCAGGCGAATTTGGTAAATCATCTACGGGTCTAACATCAGGACAAACATTAGGTTATGGTACCGCATTAAGTGGTTTAGGTCAGGCGTTTATGTATTCACCAACTACGGCAGGTACTTTTGGCTCCGCTGAAGCGTCTAAATATATGTCACCTTATGCATCAGCTGTGACTGATCAAGCAGTGCGTGAAGCTGCTCTGAAAGGGGCTTTGGATAAAACATCTCTTGCTACTGGAGCTATTGGTCGTGGTACATTTGGTGGTGCTCGTAATGCATTATTGCAAGCTGAACAATCTCGTGGCTTAACTCAAACTTTAGCTGATATTCGTGCAAAAGGTGCGCAAGAGGCCTATACAAATGCACAAGCACAATTCAACGCGGATCAAGCACGTCAACAACAAGCACAACAATACGCTGCAACATTGGGCGCTCAACTTGGTCAAGCAGGTCTTACAGCTGGTATTGATACTTCAGCTAAACTTGGCGCATTAGGTACTGAGCAACAACAAGCTGATTTGGCAAGATTGACAGCCCAAGGTGCAACAGGTGCAGAACAACAAGCCCTTGCACAGAAACAGGCTGATATTGACTACCAAAATAAAATGGCTCAGCAAAACTATGCTAAGCAACAACTACAGTTCTACTCAGATATTCTTCGCGGTAATGCGGGAGCATTGGGTTCAACTCAAGTACAATATAACCCAACACCATCAGCTACTTCTCAAATTGCAGGTTTGGGTCTAGCTGGTTTAGGTTTGGCTAAGGCTCTAGGTTAAGGATAAAACATGGCTACAAATATTGCGAAACTACAAGCTCAATTACAACGTGTGCCTGACCAAGCCTTGATTGGCTATGTGCAGAATCCAGATGGCCAAGTGCCATCTTATTTGGCTTTAGCAGAACTACAACGACGCAAAGAGATTCGTCAAGCTAGCGCACCTAAACAAGCGATGCCTACGCAAACTGTAGCACAACAAGTAATGGCACAAGCAGATCCTGGTGTAGCTAGCCTGCCAGTACGTGATGACATGTTCCAAGAAGAATCTATGGCTGCTGGCGGTATCGTTGCTTTCGGTAGAGGTGGTGATACATCAGAATATGTACCATCGATGTTACGTACTCCAGACCCATCACTTTGGGAACGTGCTAAACAATACTATCGAGATTTAAACGCTCAAAAATACGGGTATATTGATCGAGATATGTTACCTAGCTGGGCTCAAGCGTTTACACCAGCAGGGGGCTATGTCCCTACAGTAGCAGATAAAGCTCCTATGACTCCAGCGCAAGCGGCGGCTACTAAAGCTGCTGTGGAACAAGCTCCGCCAGCTGAAGTGGTACCCGCTAAAACACCGCCAGCAGCTCCTGTAAAACCTACACGAACAGGCATTGGTTCAGTAGGGTATAAAGATTTACAGTTCAAGCCCGTTTCGATTGATGAAGCTGGTTATGCTGCAGCTATGCCTTCTGACCAAAGCATGCGTGACTATGCTGAAGAGTTCAAAGCTGAATTAGGTGAAGACGCTGGTCGTGCAGCATTAAAAGCCAAGATCGCTCAAATGGAAGCTAAAGGTGCTAAGGAAGCTGAGCAAGCTCCATGGATGGCACTAGCTAAAGCAGGTCTAGGTATGGCAGCTGGTAAATCACAATTTGCTATGCAGAACATTGCAGCTGGCGGTATCGAAGGCCTTAAAGATTATGCAGAAGCTAAAGATCGTTTGGCTAAAGCCGAAGAACGCCGCTTTGATATGGAGTCTAGAGTTGCTCAAGCAGAACGTGCTGAACAACTTGCAGCAATTAACTACGGTGCTGATAGCAAACGTGCTGACGATAAAGCTCGTCAAACTGTTACGCTTCAAAAACAAGCTGATAAAGCTCGTGCTAATGAAGTTAATGCTAAAGGTCAGTATGACGCAGTCAAAGATAAGTATGGCTTTGAACAGAAAGATCGTGAGATTGATCTTATGGACAAACGTATTCGCGAACAAATTGATAAGACTGAAGTTCAGAGCCAACGATATGAACTACAAAATCAACGTGAATACTATAAGTCAATTCTAGACAAACTAGCTGATCGTATTAAAACTGAACAAGGTGCAGTATCTCCTGATGCTACCACCCTTAAACATTTGCAACGCCAATTCGATGCAACGTATAATGCTATGGCTGCACTAGCAGCTTCAGGTGGTAAACCAGGAGCAGCAGCTCCAGCAAACCGCCGACCATTAGGTACGTTTGATCTCAAATAAGTCAGGAGTTTAATATGGCTTTCGATTACGAAGGAGCCTTAGCTGAAGGTTATAGCCCAGCTGAGATTGCTGACTTTTTAGGTAAGAAAAAGAAGTTTAACGTAGCAGGTGCACGTAAAGAAGGGTATACCGATAACGAGATTATTACCCATCTAATGGAACCTGTGGCTGAAGTTAAACCAGCTCCTGTAAAAGAAGGTTTCTTGCCTAGCCTTAAAGAAGGCGCTATTGGTGCATATGAATCTACTAAACGTGGTGTTGCAGCACCGTTCCAATCAGAAGAAGATATTCGTGCAGCCTATGGCGTACAAAAAGCAGCGGAGCAAGAACGCAACGTAGGCTACACTCCATTTGCAGCTATCCCTGAAGCCTATGAAAAAGAAGGTTTAGGAGCAGCAGCTAGTACTACTTATAAAGCAGCTCGTGATGCACTAGGTCGTTCACTCCCATACATGGCTCCTACCGCCGCTGGTGCTTTCACTGGTGCTCGTTTAGGTGCACTTACTTCACCACTTACCGGTCCAGTTGGTCCTATCGTTGGTGGTATCATAGGTGGTATCGCTGGTGGCGTACCTCAATTCGCTGGCACTAACATCGAACGTCGTATTGATGAAAAGACGCAAGGTCCTTTAGTTACTCCTGAAGTGTATAGCACTGCTACAGGCCAAGCTGCATTAGATACAGCAGCTACTATGTTCACATTAGGTACAGGTGTAGTAGCTAAAGTAATTGGTCGTCCTATTGCTAAAGTTACCGAAGATCAATTAGCTAAAACAGCTGAACGTTCATTAGCAGGCACACTAACTCGTGGCGCTGGTCGTGGTGCTGTATCTGAAATGCCTACTGAAGTGGCACAACAAATCCTTGAACGTAAACAAGCTGGCTTAGACTTAACATCAGAAGACGCATACCGTGAATACGGTGAGGCAGCTGCAGCTGCTGGTGTATTAGGTGGTGGCTTGGGCGGTGTGGGTAATATTGTTACTCGAAGCCAAGCACGTGATAAGGTACAAGCCGAAGCACAAGCGCAACAACTAGAACTAGATGCTATCAATAAAGAACGTAGCCGCATTGCCAACATTGCTGCTACGGCTCAACGAGAAGAACAAGAACGTCTACTAGCTGAAGATCGTGCACTACAAGCGAGAGAAGCTGAGCTTCGTAAACCATTAAAAGAACAAATGGAGTTAGATCTAGCTCCTGAAACAACAGTAGAAGAAGTCGCTGCTAAACGTGCAGCTGAATCTCCACAAGGCGATTTATTCGCTGAAGCTGCGCCTATGCAGGTTGCTCCTACATTTGAGTTAGATGATGCAACGATTAAGTCATTTGGCTTTAGCCAACCTAGATCTGCAGCATTCAAAACTCTACAGTCAATCAATGATCCTGCTATGCCTATGGATAGCAAGATTGATTTGTTTGAAAAAGTAATTGAGAAAAAAGGCTCACTAACCCCAAAACAAACTGAAGCAGTTGAGAAGTTTAAACGCTTCATGGATGAACATAAAGCTAAGGAGGCTCAAGATGAACTTACCAGAGTTGCAGCTCAGCAGGGAGCAAGTGGAGCTGGCCTTCGAACTGATGAGCAGGGAGGACGAGCAGGAGTTGCCACAGTTGCTGAAGAACCTGTCGCTCCACCAGTGGACAGTACTAGAGCTGATGTTGGAGTGCCTCTTGGAGGAACAGGAGAACAGTACGCTGCACTAGAGGCAGCTCAAGCTCCTGAATCTACAGAAGTTATTGCAGAACCAGAAGCACCAGCGGTTCCACGTATTACGCCTGAAGAACGTCAGCAACGTATCATTGAACAACGTGCTGCTGAAGAAGAAGCTCGTACAGCTGAGAAACAAGCTAACCTTGAAGCAGCTAAAGCTGAACAAGCTGGCTTCCGTGAAGCACCTGTTATGCCAGAAGCTGAACGTGAAGGTCTACAAGCTGCAAAAGAGTTTGATCAAGACCAAGTTAATTACGAAGCTGCCAAAGATACAGCTGGCGCATTTATTCGTCAGACATTTGGTGGTGTAGAGAACATCACACCTGAAGAAAAAGTAACACTGCAACAGTTCTTATCAGCACTCGCTGACATTATGTATCACATAGTGAAACGAGGCACACGAATTAAAACTGATGCTCTCAATGCTGCACGTGCTGAACTAGGTGAAGCAGGTTCACAGATTACCGACTTCCAACTAAATAAAGCTTATGCTGATGCAGTGAACAGAGTGGACACCGAAGCTAAAGCTCCCCCTGCTCCTGAAGCGCCTCCAGTGGTAGAAGCACAACCTGCTGAACCTCGTGCGCTTCGTGAGCCTAGTGCTCCAGTTGAAGGTGCAGATACACCTACAGGTGATAACATATTCCGTGATCTAGTTAGCCCACGCGTATCTGATGCACGTCTAAATCTAGGCGCAGCACTACGTAAGCTCACACCTAAACTATTATCTATGTACCAATTGGTTGACCAGTTTGGTAATGCTATGCCTGCTCTGCGTAACTATGCAGACCTCAACGATAAGATGACAATGACACAGCAGCGTCTAAAAAATAAAGCTCACGCATTATTATCGGATTGGGGTGCGTTCTCGTTCTCTAACTCTGCTGAGCATAAGAAGCTAGGCAAGTTAATGCTTGAAGCTACACGCTCTAAGATCCATCCTGATGAAGAGTTCGAGTCCGAACCTAATGCTCACTTAACTGAAGACATGAGGGATAAATATGAAGAACTGTCCGACGCCTACAACGCGCTCTCTCCAGAAGCTAAACAGATCTATCAAAGAGCTAGGGCGCTCTTGCAAGAAAACTTTAACTTGCGCCGCACAGTTTATAACGACATGGTACGCGGGGCTTATGCTGAAGACTTGGCAGAAGCAACCCCAGAAGAAGCCGAAAAAATAAACGCTCGTATTGAGAAGGCTGTCCAAGAGCACGAAATGTTACTAAATGAAATGCGTGGACCATACTTCCCATTGATGCGTTTCGGTGAATACTTGGTCGTTGCGGAATCAGATGAGATTCGTGCACTTCGTGAGGATCTAGCTAATGCATCAGGTTCAGAGCGTAAAGCCTTGATTGAGCGCTTGCGTCAGATGGAGAAGAGCGAAGATCATTATCAAGTATTTGCATTTGATAAACGTTCAGATCAAGCTAAAGAAGCTGACAAACTAAAACGTCAAGGGATGAATGTACGCGAGACTAAGTCAGAAGAGTACATGAACAATATCCGTGCAAACTCGTTTGGTGCGATTGACCAGCTTGAGAAGATCTTTGATCGTGAGATTGATCTAGATATTGATCCTAAAGATATGCGTCAACTACGCCAAGCGATGATTGATAGCGTTCTTGCAGGACTACCTGAGAACTCAGCGTTACAACGTCAAATCAAACGTCGTAACATTGCTGGTGCTACAGAGAATATGCTACAAGCGTTCGCTGAGACAATGGAGCGTGACTCGTTCTACCTATCACGTATGGGGTTCATGAAGCCAATGTCTAAAGCGTTGATCGATATGCGTAACCAATCGAAGAACGACATGCAACTTCGTGACGTATACAATAACGTTCGTGCTCGTTTGAACCTAGATGCTAGATACGACCATCATCCTATCTTGAGTAAGTTAACAGGTGCTAGCTCGATCTATCACTTGGGTATTGCGCCATCATATCTATTGCAGAATATGACGCAGCCATTCCAAATTACTATCCCTCAACTAGCAGGTCGCTATGGCGCGAAGAACGCTAGCCGCGCAGTGATTGGTGCATGGAAAGATGCTAAGAACGTTGTTAAAGGTGGTCGTGGTGGGAAGTTCTTCAGCCTAAAAGATGCTGACCTTTCACAAGCTTTTGAAGGCGGTGAACTCAAGATGGTGCGTATGCTTGAGGACTTAGGCAAGCTAGATATTGCCAATAACATGGACACTGAAGTCTATACTAAAGGCATGAGTCCTAAAGCGATCAAGTTCTGGAAAGTGTTCAATTGGTCATCACATAACATTGAGTTGATGAACCGCTTATCTTCAGCACTTGCAGCTTATCGCCTAGAGATGAACAAAACAGGTAATGAAGAAGCAGCGACTAAAGCTGCACGGGAAGCTGTTGAGTTAACACAGCTAGACTACAGCGATACAAACGCAGCATACTTCATGAAGCAAGGACACATGGGTGGTCTAAACCGTATCCCTATGCAGTTCCGCAAATACCAACAAGGCATGATCTACTTACTAGCTCGTAACTTCAAGAATGCTTGGGGTGGTGATGCTGAAGCTAAACGTGCGTTCTTCTACCTCATGGGTACACAGTTGATCATGGCAGGTATACGTGGTGTGCCAGTAGCTGCTCCACTATTATTCCTCATGGGTGCGTTCGGTGACAAAGACGATAAAGACGGTGATGTAGAGACTCAACTACGTAATGCCCTAGCTGATACGTTCGGTAATGAGACCGCTCGTGTATTCTGGAAAGGTCTACCTGCTATGGTGGGTGTAGACTCAGGCAGTATGAGTATGGAGAACTTGTTCTTACCATTCCCTATGATGCGTTCAAGCGCCATCACTGATGCTGCGACAGGTAAAGACGCAGTGACAGAGTTTATGTTTAACTTAGGCGGAGCACCAGTAAGCATGGCATCACGTGTAGGCGACGCGTTCATTCTAGGTAGCGAAGGCGATTACCAAAAAGCCCTAGAGAAGGTATTGCCTAAATTCATGTCTTCATTAGTGAAAGCTGAACGTCTAGGCAGTGAAGGTCTAACAACACGTTCAGGCAATGTAGCGATCGAAGCTGACGAGTTCAATGCATGGGATCAAGCGATCAAGGCGTTAGGGTTCACACCTACTAAAGAAGCTGAATACTACCAAGCGATGTATGAGAAAGAGCGTATCACTCAAGCAATTGATGATGTACGCAACAAGCTCATTAAAGACATAGCTACTGCTAGATTAAATGGCGAAGACCCTACTGAAGCGCTTGAACAAGTTAGAGAGTTCAATATCGAGCATCCTAGTCGCAGAATTAACGGTGAGTCTATCAAACGTTCAATCGCTCAACGTAGAAAAGATAAAGCCCAACGCAGTGCGTCAGGCGTTAAATACGAGAAACGCGAACGAGATATCAGCGACGTAACTAGATACGCTGATTAAAGACGCCAAACACGAACGCCCTTGATGCCGTCCTCAACTACAATCTTGAGGACATATTGAAACCCTAAGCGTTTAGCTTCGCGTTTCACTGCATCAACGGCAGCTTTCGTATCTATAGCAGGTAAAAATATAGACGAGCCTGGCTTGAAGTTAGGCCAATCTATTTGATAATCTGTACCGTTAGTCAACACGTTGTGGTATATCCAATTGAACTTCTACATCAAACTTAGAACTGTCGATCCACAGACATCTAACTGATGGACCACTCATCTCTAATCCCTTATGCATTACTTTGTTTGCTCCTGTATCGTTACGCAATACATTTGCTGCTCGTAAGCCTTGTACGAAATCGCTGTACTCGACTTGCACGGAGTGTAAATAACTCTTGATAATATTGCAAGGGATATAAAGTGTTTTTAAATCAGGCTCATAGCGAACTTTTAGATCATTAGATGGCTTGATAATCGGAGCATCGGTGTAACCAGTTTTCTTATCTATCGTACCATTAATCACTAGTGTGTTACGTGCTAGGTTCTCATCCAAGAAGTTACCCAATGTCTCCATCGCATCAAAGTTGTTTTCCTTGATAACGCCCATGAACTCACGAATCTCTTTAGCTACTGCTTTCAATACAGGCTCAATAGCAATGTTGTGAATGCCTAAACGCTTAGCGATGATAGCACCTAAAAATACTGCAGCTAAGTTAGTTGAGTACTTACGTTCTTCCCCTCTGAAACCTAACATGGTATCTAGTTTAACTTGCATAGCTACAAGATCTTTTTTAATCTTATCGACGTTTTGTAGTATGTACTGGCCATACTGTTCCCCTGCATGACCATAATTATCAAAGATGATACTCATTAGTTTATCAATCTCAGCTTTAGTTAATGTGTGGTCTTTCTCAATACGTAGCTGAATGAAACGAGCCATCTCACCTGATGCTTTAGCTTTCTGTGAGAACATCACTGTGCGGAAGTCCGTGTTACTTGATACAACACAAATCAAGTTAAACACAGTATCATTGTTTCGTTCTCTGTTAGCTCCGTTACCCATACGGTTTTTACCACGACCTGATGATACAAACTTGAGGAAGCGATGTAGTTCATCTGCGCTCACGTTAGTCATCTCGTCTACCGCTGCAGGTAGGTTCTTCATATAACCAAATCGGTTAATGATTGAGTTCTCGGTATCGCCCCAAACGTTAATTAGCTTAGCTTCAATATCAGGGTTGCCATAGATGCTAGTCATCATCTGCAGGATAGATGTTTTACCTTGACCTGCTTCAGGGTTGTACAGGTTAATTACTGCTGACTTTTCTCTAGAATCAAACAATGGCATTAGCATAGAGCCAAAGCCACAGAAGAAACCAAATGCACGAAGTTCCATCCCTGGACGCTCGTAGAACGCTATGGCCTTCTTCCACTCATCATACGAACCTTTCTTGGTTAGTGTAGGAGTTACTTGGCTCAACTCTTCTGAAACAGGAACGTGGTTAATACCATATGTACTAATCTCACGATTGCCTATGATGATCATGCTCTTATTTTCATTCCAGCCAAACTGCTTGTGCATATGAGCAGCCTTCTTGTTCTTTAGCTGTTCACTTAGACACACTCGAATGTACTCAATAATCCCTTCAAGTGATTTACCACGTTCAAATATGCCAATGTTATTAACAATGTCACGAGCTTTTTCTGTGCTCATCAAGCTTGATACAGGAGCAATAAACTCACGCACACCATCTTGAGGTAGATGTAGTTTGAACCATGCACAGTCGCCCACTGCAGGATCATTCAATCGGTCGACTAGATAGAAGTCATAATCATATATACGCATACCGTCATCTTCATTATCAGGTAACGATTTATATATACCACCGTTCTTACCTCGGAAATATGGGGATGGGTATACTGGGATGTTTTTTGATTCAACCTCACCAGTTTCTTTGTTCTCAACCTGAACAATAAAGTCTGATCCTATCGATCTAGGAACATATTTACCCATTTGTATAGGCGATGTTATCGAACCCTTAAACTTACAGTTCTTACATCCCTCAGGACGTAAACTTTCAAATTGATTACAGGTATGAGGTGCAGGAATACTAGCTGCCTTAGCTTCCGTTGCTGCTGCTGAATACTCAGGATGCTGAGATGATATCTTGTGGATGGCTACACCACGATCTTCACAATATTGAGCGATGGATAACCCTGAACGCCATAGTGGCTCGTCAATTTCTTTTTGTTTAGTTGCTATGTATTTAAGTTGTTCACAGCCATCACCTGACATGCATCGTTGCATAATCTTTTTAAATGATGAGACAGCGCCATCTGCGTCTATTTTGTGAGCTTCGTGACCTGACTTAATTCGTTCGCCACCTAAGTGGATTGGGATAAGTGCTGCTAAGTCATCGAAAGGTGTAGGGTATCCTTCGTTGAGGACAACTACGTCTAAAGGCTTGCTAGGGTCTTTAAAGTTTTTGGTATTAGGTACGCGTAGGATACGAGCAGCGTCTGCAGTACATGCACCATCAGCACGTAGACCATGCTTAACGCATAGGAACTTGAGACCTTCTGCTACAGGAGTCCATAGCTCTTTAGCTATTGGATCGGTGAATGTCCAATATACGTGGATGCCACGACCTGAATCAACAATCGTAGGCTCAGGTAAGCCTGTTGTATCTGTGAATGAACGCAGCGCTGTAAGGGCAGCATCTTTGTCTTTATAGTCCTTGTGTTTACCTTTCTTCTCGTCGTATCCACAATCTATATCTAGCCAAAACGCACGTTCTTGTTTAGCGTTAACCTTTGTACGATCTGTAGGTTGATTAAACGTCGAGCATGCGAAATACACGTCGCTGTTATCACCTAGTAACTGTTGAGCAACCTCCGCTGCTTGCTCAATAGTATGTACGAATTTAGGTTGGATATTGTTTTGTTGGTCTTTCCCAACGATGCAATAAACACCTTCTGTTGGCCACACGTGCCGTAGAAATTCTAAAGTTTGCATGTTCTCTCACATGTTAAAGGGTTGGGCTACTCGCTGCATCTAGGGCCTACCTGTTAGCGACAACTTAACATCGCCACATGGGCGTGAGTCGTATATCCCTAGCATCCGCTTTCACCCGAAACTACTATTCTGATTGGCTTAACTTATCTATTAAGTCAGTAATCAACTGGTTTTTTGTTGGAGTTGGTATTGCTTTCCCAGAGATCCAATCATAGACCGTTTGTCTTGAAACTTCAAGGTCTTTTGCCGCTCGGCTAACTGGGTATTTAAGCGCAATCAACAGAGCACCTAGTGCCACCCCCATTCCAGGGGCAGCATTTTGGTTAGCTTCAATGATACTTTGTGAGTAACCTCTCATCGCTCACTCCTTATGTCCAGTCAGCTACTAAGTCATCCAAACTTACTTCACCACCGTCAGCCTTAACTGGGGCTGGTGTAGGTGCTGCAGTTGTTGGTGCTGGCTTAGCTGCACGCACTGTTGGTTCAGGAATGTCCTCATCAGCTGGCTCTTGAGTAGGAGTGATTGTAGTACCTGCTGCTAGTGTTGATGGGGGTACTGAACCTTGTGTAGTAGGTGCTGGAGTAGAAGCTGGTGCAAACTCTTCACCGTTCTCATCACGATCAGCTGCAACAGACATCGTAATCGCACGTACTGCGTCTTCTTCTTGTGAACGGCTGCGGATGACTGCTACTTGCTCATCAGACAAACGACCTACAGGACGGAAGCCAATATTAGAGTTATCGTCACCTACAATCATACGTGACACAACTGTACCTAGACCTTCGTTGTTAGCAACGAGGTAGTCACGATAAGCGTGGAAGGGACGGCGGTCGTTAGTGCCATCACCGAACACAGAAGTCGCTGACAACTTAACGCGGTAGATATCACCTGTTGGGTTATCTGCTAACACTACCGCAATGTAACGGTGGAAGCGACATGCCTTCGTACCATTTTGACCTGAGCCTTTAATGTTTTGTTTACAGTCTACGCACTTCGTACCTTGAGGTTCACGTGCATCAGCCGCAGGAACTGCACTGTCGTGACTCCAGCATTTAGGTGGTGAACGCTTAGCTGCCTTCGGGTCGTAACCTTCAGAGTAGAACATACGGTTAACTGTAGGTGCTGAGTTAACGATGATCACGTCTAGGTGTGGTTGTTCAATCTTCATCAACTCTTTACCGTTGACCATTACGCGTAGCTTATTGTTAACAATAACAATGCTACGTGAGGTAATGCTTGAGCCACCTACGTTACTTGTAAAGCCATCATCACGTGGGCCTGTAGTCGCAACGGCTGTGCCTTGTTGGAAAATATCTAATTCTGTACTCATATAATTAAGCTCCTGTTGTATAGAAATGAGCGATGCGATCAGTTAGTGCTTGCGCATAATCTTGCATCGCACGGCGTTGGTTGTGTAATCGTTGTACTTCATCACGACAAAGATTGTCGAATGCTCTGCTTTTCATAAAGGTATTTAGTTTATACAAACGCTGCTCTAATTCATCACGTTCCTTCGATACTCTAAATTGCCAATCTTCTACTACAATATCTGCAGTCATACTTACTCCTTACTTTTACGAATTGAAATTGTGTACTCATTCATAGGTGTTAATCCTGCAGGACATTTATCAGGATTAGCCTCTAGAAATTCTTTGATGTTGCCACTGGATAGACGCTTATGTAAGAACTCAGGTACATTGTTTTCTCTGATAAACTCGTAAAGCGCAGGCCAGTTATTTGTTACGTATGACGTTCTAACTGTACGTGATAACGTACCTACATTTGTTTTAAGACTACTTACATTTAAAGCTCGGCAAGCTTCGTGAAGTGCTTGTTGCACTACATCACGCTTCTTCTCAACTTCCTTGATTTCGTTTTCAAGTTCCGCGATCTTCTCACGCATGTTGATGTCTGCTTGCATGAGCTTCTCGAGGTTGACTTCATCTAACTCCATAGACCCTCCTTAACTGATTTGAACTAGCATTATAGCACGTCTGTTTACATTGTCAAGCTTCAATCTCTTCTCGATACAAATCGACCAGCTTGTGATGCGTATCAATTTTATTTTGCAACATGTTGTAAATTTTTTTCTCGACAGGTGAACCTTGTAGGTGAACTACGGTCATCGGGTTTCGCTGACCAGCGCGATCAACCCGAGCACAGCATTGTATGTATGTTTCCACCGACATCACTGGACTCCAAAACACAACTACGTTCGCTGCGTGAAGTGTGACACCATGTGACGCTGCTTGAGGTTGGATGACTAACACGTGAGGGTCAGGCGTTTCTTGGAAGCGTTTAAAGATTTGCGTCCGTTGGTTCATGTTCACGTCGCCATGTATCTCATCTGATGATATACCTGACTTCTTCAGCTCCTCTGTAATCTTCAGCATACTGTGTCTGAATGGGCAGAAGATGAGCACCTTGTGGCTAGCTTCGTTGATAATCTCTTTGAGTGCAGCCATGCGATTAGATACGTCAAACTCCACCACATCACCCTTATCTGAATAGATACTACCTGCTGACACTTGCAAGAGTTTTGTTAGCATAACCCCAGCGTTAACTGCGGTAACATCTTCACCACCAGCTTCAATGTAGAAGTTCTTTTTGAGCTGCTTGTAGTACTTATCTTGCTGTGGGGTTAGTGGCACTTCGCGTGTTTGATAGAGCACATCGGGTAGGTCTAGGCAGTCCGCCTTAGTGTAGCGAATGGCGGGTTGTAGTGTTTTAAATACGATATCTTGTGCGTTGAACCGAGGCACCCATGTGAACTGGCTAACCTTCTGCATCACCATATCTTTGAACGTACCTGCATACTTAGGCACAGATGCTGGGTTAACAAGTTTGGCTAAGCCGTAAGCATCGACTGGGGATTGTGAAGCAGGTGTACCTGTCATCATCCATAGCCATGTGTCAGGGGTTAAGATACGGTTAAGGGCTTTCCAACGTCTAGTGGTAGTAGTCTTAACATAGTTCGCTTCGTCCACCACGATCAGGTCGAAGTTCCCTGCCTTAATCTCTTTCTCTACGATCTCGATGCCGTCATAGTTGATGATGACTACATCGTAGTTGCCGTTGACAATCTGCTTACGCTTATCAGCCGTACCATGAGCTATACCTATTGTTCTGTGCATCGCTGTCTTGAAGAAGTCTGACTGCCAAGCTGCCTGCATAATAGATAGGGGGCATACCACAAGCATACGCTTAACTAACCCTTTGTTCATCAGATAGTCTGATGCCCATATCACAGCGGAGGTCTTACCTGTACCTGCTTCGGATAGGCAGTAGGCTCGCTTATTAGCAGCTAAGAACTGTGCGGTTGTAATCTGATGCTCGAAGGGCTTATGTACGCCAGGCCACGAGTATTCTTTAGTGATGGGAGCAGGTGCGCTATAGATACGCATCGCTGTTAATTTGTGAACTTCGTCTAACCCCCAGTTAACCACTACTTGAGAGATGCCGTTATCGAATGTCTTGGCTATCTTACTTTTAGGGATGCTCTCAATAATCCTATCAGGACGGCGGGTGTTAACTAGTAACGCTTTGTCTTTGTAGATTTCCATATACGCAACTTATACTCTGTTTAGAATGATCGTTACATATTATAGCATGGGATTTTAGAAAAGGAAACGGGCTAACCATGGAGAGAGGGGAGGATGGTTAGCCCGTTAGACTCGTGACGTGAGTCAAGCGACCAATACGCAGTCCTAGTACTTCAATTGAAAGGGCGGGCTGCTATTAATTGACATGGTTATAGTACACTCATGCCTTGTACGACACAATCACTTTTTCTTGGGTGTATTGCGCTTCATCGAGTTATCGCTATTGCGAGGGAAAGAGCTGTTTTGGCTCTTCGTTCTAATACGTGTATTAGCCTTACTATTACTACCACCTTTAGATAAAGGGATGATATGGTCAACTTCTTTACCATCACCTTTAGCAACGCGACCATCACGGATAGCTTCACGACGTGCCTTGTTACGGGCTACACGTTTAGCGATCTGATCAGGCTTACTTTTATAGAGTTCGTTCTCTCGTTTGTAATCACGGGGTTTTGTCATGTTCTACCTTTGCTAGCCACTGCGCTACCTTCAGTAAGTCTGACGCGGTATAAGCGCTTTTTATGGTATTGGCTTTTACCGATATTATAGCAATATTTTCTATTACGTAACCTTTTTTAGGGTCAATCCTATCAATAGACGGACTGCTATCACTTACAACCCCGTTTCCACCATATATAAATGGGGTGCCAAAAATGGGACACACATCGGGGATGATAGCAGCCACTTGTTTAGTCGTAAGGGAAAAGGGTAGTCCTTTTTGTTTGGCTCTGCGCTTAGCTCTATACACTGCATAAGATATCCACACAGCTAGAGGGTTAGCATCCTTCCACTCGGTTGCGGCTTTACGCTTTTTAGCTCTAGCTCCAGCTATATACGCACTGCTTGAACGTTCACTTGAGCAGTTCTTGCATTCATTACTGTAGCCATCTTTACGATTTTTGTTCTTATGAAAATACTCGATACCTAGATGCTGATGACATCGTTTGCATGTTTTGATATCGGGTTGTAAGAACGGAATGATCATCTAGTTTTGTCCGTTATGGGGGCAACTCGTCACAGGACAGAACTTACGGCAGCCGAAGTTCTCAACGGCGTTGAACACTTCTGTCTCGTATGCGGTATCCATGCGTTTGATGAGGGTATCCCACTCACCAATCATGTCATCGAATGACTCTTGTTTGAAGTCGGACTTTAAAATCTCTTTGCTGACCAAGAACACTAAGCCTGCTTTGATAACTTCAACCTCAGGGAAGTGCTTAAATACGGCAGCGCCAAGTAAAGATAGTTGACGAGTATCTGCATACTGGCTTGATTTCCCTGTCTTGTAGTCGATTACGGTTGCGGTCTTGGTTTCAGGATTAACGATGAGCAAGTCAATCGCACCACGCCACCACACATTGTCATCAAAGAAGCCACAAGGTTGTAAGTCGCGGGTCAAGCCTACTTTAAGTTCACAATACTTCTTACCTGGGATTTGTTTCAAGCGGTCAAGCGACGGCTGGAATTGTGCAAACTTCTCAGGGAGTGGCACGTTGTCACGTACGTATAACTCAGCAGCTTTGTGCACTTCGTTACCATACAGAAAGTGTTCTGTGTTTGGGTCTTGTTTAACATCTTTAGCTACGTATAAATGGAAGTACTGTTTAGGGCACTTTTCAAAAGTTGTAGCAGCCGAGTACGACCATGTTTTAAGCTTTGCCATTTTTAACCTTCTTTGGTTTGGTTTGTTTATCGTACGAGTACATCAAGTTTTGTGATATTTTTTGTATTGAGTAAGCCTCGAACTCTTGGCTAGGAGCTTTCTCATGTATGTTCTGTAGTATTTCTTGCCAGATATGTACAGCTTCGTGAACCAGTAATGCGTAGATTTGTAACTTATCTAAACTCTTATCGTTTTTAACGCATACCACGGCTGATACCTTATCGCCTTTAGTAAAGAAATGTGTCGTACCACCTGCATCAAATGATGTGAACGGTGGCCATGTATCCTTGTCTACGCCCATACCTTTTAGTATTTTGTGGTAGCCTGCTTCGGTTGTGCATAAAGCATAGTACACAGGGGATACCATTAAGGCTCTATCTAGCCACTCACCCATTTTTATCTTTCCCGTAATCAAGCACTAAATATTCTGAGATACTACTCCAGTTTTGTAAATCACCTTGAAATGTTAGCCCCGTTGCTTCCATGATCTTTTTTAAATCATCAAAGGTTTCAACAGTGCTCCAATCAACTTTCCAATAGGGACTACTCATTCTGTTTCTCCGTATCCGATGTTACCGTTACTTCCGATGATGTCCATTCGACGTTCTGCTTCTTCGTCTCCGAAGTCCAACTCCAACTGGGTAGGTTCAGTAGGTTGATTGGTGGTAGGCGTAACTTCGGCCATTTGATCTTTTGATTTTTCATTCATTAAAACTTACCTCGCTTACCACTTGCCTCATGCCAATCAGGTCCTTGGTATGTTATGTGTTGTTTATGATTGCCGTAGTATTGTTGCAACCCTTCCTTCTTACATTCAGGGCATGTTGTTGGGTGGTCAGCTTTAATACTTTTATGAAAGTCTTTAACTTCATGTCCACATTCTGTACATACATAATCAAATATTGGCATGTTTCTTTTCCTTATACTGTTGCCATAAAAACATTACCAGCATTCCTAAGGCGAAGGACTGCCAGTAGCACTGGATGTATTCAATTAGCGTCTTTATCATATAACGGCTGATTAAAAAACTCAGCTTCATCTAGTGTAGGTTTAGCGTGAGCAGACTGCATCATTGACATACATTTAAACAGTCCATCGTAAGTGTCAGAACCGCAAGTAGCATCACTATAACCAACAGGTTTACCGCTAGTATCATAAAACACTTCTTTAATTTCATAGTATTCTCCCGTCTCACTTGCTGATGCAGGTTCGTCTTTAAACCGCACTACTCTATAGTTCCAACTCATGGTTTAACCTCCTTTTTATACGCCATATGGTTGTCGTCGTCACATTGTAATCTATCGCTAATGATTTAAGACGTTCACCATTTTTTAGCCTAGCTTTGACTTCTTCACGTTGTGTAGTTGTTAACCTAGGCAGTACCTTTTTAGGTTCTTCAATCACTACTTGTTCTGATGGTTTATCTAGCTTGTGCCATTCGCGTAGTGTTAGAACTTTATCCACGTTAGTCCTTTGTCATCTCTAGTTCGTCGATGTCTACTTCGGTTTCTTTATCGTTAGGTAACTTGACCATGGCGGTAGTGGGGAAGTGCCCCGTCTTTAATACTTCAACTACGCACTCACCCTTTTTCCACCACATCCACTTATGCAAAAAAATCTTCCTATCTTTCATGTTAGTTCGCCTTTGGTTGACGGAACCCGTTAGGTACTTTACCTGATGTTAAATCTTGCATAACTAGCATTAGCTTTTCAATTACTTTCTCATGGTCATCAAGACGTTCTTGCATGTTAAGTAG